AGCACTCATTATGGATGCCGACCCGAATATAAAAACTATTAGTTTCAGTTATGTTGAAGCACAGAGTTGGTCAGATGAGGAGATGAAGACAAAAGCAAATCGAAGGAGTCAGCGAAAGTATCAGCGAGCAACCAATAATCCATTAAAAGCAAAGAGTGAAATAGATCCCTTACAACTTTTAAATTATTATCAATCAATGGATAAGTCAGTAGTTAATGATTCACAATCATCTTTAGTAGAGAAAATTCAAAAATCAATAGTGAAAGTTCTTGGCCCCACCGGCGGCATGTATGGTTTGGGACTAAAGGATAATTTGGTTATGACAGTAGCACATATTGCTTTCCCAAATTATTCTCCTGATACTGTATATTCTGTCGAATACAAAGGGACGCCATGGACAGCTAAATTAGTTCAAGTAGATACAGCTAATGAAACTTGCATTTTACAAATTAATAATAAGCGATTCCCTAAATTTGCAGATATTTCAAATAAATTCTATCACTCAGAGCTTTACTATGGAGGAGCAGCACTTATTAAACCAAATAGGACCGGAGGTGTCAACATGTTGGCAGGAACAACATCAACTGAAACATTTAATGCCCCGATACAAATTGCGCCAGAATTAAAGATTCAGAGGAATCGGAAATCATATATACACTCAGTAAATGGACCGCCCACGCAAAGAGGAGATTGTGGCTTGCCACTTATCGCCTTAGATGGGAAAGCACAAGGAGCTCTAATTTTAGGGCTTCATTTTGCCAAAGATAACGATTGTTCTTTACGAGCGACAGTTTTAACTAACGAAGTAGTCCAACAATATCTTGAAGACCGACTATCTGTAGCAGTTCAAGCAGGAGATGCACGATTGGAAAGTGAATTCGTAGTAGAAGATCTTTACTTAGAAGATGAAATGCTAGACTGGATGCATCCAGTGGAAGCGCCAGTTTCCGCCATACACCCAGTTTCGACGAAGGCAATGCATGATTGGCTTGACGAACTTGAACCATCATATACAGTAGATGGAGACACGCCAGTTTTTGCAATGATTGAGCCAGATGATGAGAGTGAATTCATTGACAATAATGTAGCTATTCTCGGATATGATAAACGCTTTAGAGACCGAATTGGGAAAGACTCGCATGAGCCCGTACCATGGTTAGAAGAGATCACACCCGAGTTACCGTTAGAAAAATTACCAGCAGCGCAAGATGTAGAAAAGGTTATTGACCAGTCCAAATTAGTCACTTACGGAGGAAAGAAAAACATTTTACTCACGCAACTCCATTTTTATAACGACCCAGTTAATTGGGATGAAGGAATGGAAGAGCATTTACAAATAGTGAGACCTCTTAAATTGGCTAAACAAAATTCTTGGTATTCAGCAAAACATCGCTATTTAACTGATTTAGAAGTAATTAACGGCTTATATATCAATCCACGAGATGAGCATTACGAAGGACTTGAACCCATGGACTTGGATACTTCAGTCGGCCCGTATTTCCAAAAGTACGGAAAGATGACGAGTTTAAAGTGTGCAGTTGAGAAAGTGCAATTGGGCCCTCGCGGGCAAAATCTGTATGATTTTAACCAAACACACCAAGGAACCTTTGCGCGAACAATTGCAGCAATAAAATGGGACCAAGCAGGTAGAGGCAATGCTCTTATGTTGCCAGGACAAGACAAAATAAAAGCAGAGATACTCAAGGTATCAAAGGTGCAAACCGGGATATCGAGATTGTTCAACGTGCCAAGTAAAGATGATGCTTTCTTCCTTAGGAAGCTAACCGGAACAATACAAGCAGCAGTAAAGAAAGCTCATAAGAGGGCCTGGTCAGCTATTGGAGTCGATCCGTTAGTTGGATTCAGTGATTTCTACAGAGAAATGTCGAAATATGGAACAATGGGATGGGGAGCTGATTTCAAAAATTATGATAAACATCAACTCGCCAGACTTATGGAAGTCGCATTCAAAGACTGGGCAACCATATTTACGTTGGGAACAAAAAGGCACCACGCAGAAGGAACACAAGAAGAGCGTTTAGAATATCTTAACGCAATTAGGCGTAGATTTGCAGTGGCAGCTTACCTTTGTATTAATTCGATTAACATTGCAGATGGTCACGTTTACCTGAAACGTCGAGGAGTAGGAAGTGGAACTGGTGTAACAGCCAACATTAATAACGAAACTAACACATATATTCATGGTATCACTGCATCAATTCTCATTAAATATCATAATGACGCATTACAAGACATCATGGATGAATTTGATGACCCTGAGGAGCAAGAAGAAGAAATTTCATTATTACTTAAAGATATGTATCCAAATTATCCCGAAACCCCAATAATGAGAAAACCAATTAACCCTTCACAAATTTTTGATTTAATTTACTTCAAATTATATGGTGATGATGTCATTGTTGTCACCAGAACTGGTTATGAATTCATTTTCAATTACAATACTTTCAAGCGAGTTATTGAAGATAGGTTTGGTGTTTCATACACTCTTCCTTCAAAAGAGGGGGGGGAAGCGCCGGATCTTGTTCCTTTATACAAGCTTGAATTTCTTAGTAGAAATATGGCTCAGGATTACGAATCATCCATAATCTTACCACCTTTAAAGACAGTTACAATCGTAAGCTATTTGCACTGGGCAAGGAACAACAGCCCAGAACAGTGGAAAGTGAATATTGGTAACGCTTTATTCGAAGCATCATTGCACCCGAAAGAGTTCTATGATAAGATCGCCTCAGTAGCCGAATACATTCGGGACTGGATGAAGAAGAACGGATTCCAGGTAACGTATGATATTCCAGAATATCACGCTGCCCGCGCAAACGCACGATTTATCGCTGCATTTGGCAGATCCCCATTCACATGGGAGGGCCTTGACGCGGCCGATCGAGAACTTGAAAATACGAACGTAACAGGTTATAATATTTTCGATAAAAACATAAAACAAATTACATTTGAAGGAGACATAAGAATATCACCAAACATGTCAATGCAAGGTAATTTAGAATACGCAACCGATGTTGTAAAGAGTTTGCAATTAAATACAGAAGAACTGTCAGTATTGCGACTCCCTCTTGCCATTAGGCTGAACAGAACAAAGGACTTAATAGTTTCAGCATATTTTGACTCAGCTTCAGGCCAGTATGACTTTAAAAAGTACAGCAAAATCCAGAAAACCGTAATGAACGCGTTAAATCAGCGAGGAATACCTAACAAAGATATGCGCTTTAAAGATTTGGAGATCGCCACTAGAGTAGTTAACGGAGCAGAATTAACATCTTACAATGTTCTCTTCGTTATGCGAAGTATTGACGATGTCCCCAAAAGAAACCGTAACGCTGATCAAACAGAAAAGGTATGGAGTAGCACAGCACAAGCAACTGGAACTGAGAAAGTAGGAGGCCAATCTGCAACAACTGAGTTGAACGGAGAAGAAATTTCAACAACAGTGCCTTACATCGGCACTAATTGGATAAACAAAGCAGTTTATACACATGACCTAAAACAACTGGCTTACAAGCAATTGCAAGTCACCCGCAAGGAAATAGTCATGGATACCGCAGCCAACACCGTTATTTTAAATATTGGTTATGGCGAAACGGAGTTCTTCTCTGATCCAATGAGGAAGTATGCAGCCACTCACGAAAGATTAGTCGGACCTATTGAGTACACAATAAGGATCGTAGCACCATCAACGATCGTAGCTCAGCTATTGGTAGGAGTAACGTCGAGGAAGAAACCATCATATCAACCCTGGGAGTTACAACTAGTTAAATGGGAAACAATAGATGTTAGTCAAGCAGTTTATCATATAACTTTAAATCACATTTTACCCAATGACGGATCTTTGAAAGGATTTGCTCACTTCGACAATAAAGCAACAGATGCTGTCGAGCGAATCATTATCATGACCCGTGTCCCAATTCAAAATTCATATGACAACAAAGGAGTTTCAGCACAGATTTTAGTTTCAGCAAATTTTGGAAAACAATGCCGACTAGTTTGTACCCCAGAATCATTAAGTATTCCAGCACCAACATATAATGTTACCATTCCCGTCATTCAAACATTCAATGATTTCTTCAGAATTGAAAACAACCAATTTCACATTTTCACTGATGGAGATACATACAATCACGAACCGGAAACCGAACAATTCGAATTAACACCTTTAGAATTGAACGAGTATGTAGAGCAAATAGCAGGAAGGCATCATCACACACACCCAATTTCAAGTGCATTAATAACACCATCAGATAGCACACATTTCATGGTATCAGGAAATTATAAACAAACTGGAGTTGATTTCGTTAGCCTTAAAACTTCCTTATGGGTAGCTGATAAGCCTATATTCGCTAATCCACCATCAATAGATAATTTTGTTCACGATTGGGGAACATTCAATGAGCAATTTAATGATGTAAAGCTAATAAAATACAATAGTTTTGACGTAGAGACACTTCCATTAACTAAATGGTTTAAAGATTCCGAGTTAGATAGATACTTAAATGAATATCTTAACGATGTTGAACACATCAAAGGTGATTATCGACACGAAATTTTAGAACCATTAACAGAGTTCAAAAAATCAAAAATAGAGTTGTACCATTTTCAAGGAACAAGTAGATATACAGGTAAACAAATA